TACGCTGGTGCCCTATGTGACCCAGTGGGAGCAGGAGAACACGTTCAAGTGCCTGTTCTCCTTCCAGCGCAAGGATGGCCTGTATTTCCGCGGCAACGCCTCCGCCCTGATGCGCGGCGATGACAAAACCCGAGCGGAGGTCCACCAGATGTATGTGCAGAACGGCCTGAAGAACCCGGACGAATGCCGCGCCCTGGAAGAGCTGAACCCCATCCCGGGCGGATTGGGACAGGTTTTCTATATGACCAAAAATCTGGGCTCCATGGAGTCCATTGCGAGAGGAGATGCAAACAATGGTTGATATTGCACTGCGGGGACAGCTATGGGACAACGACAGCGCCGATGTGCTCCGCTGGTGGGGGTTTCGGGATATCACGGCCCCTATGGACATCGAGCAGGCCCTGAAGGACGCCGGCGGTGACGAGGTGACGCTGCTCATCAATTCACCGGGCGGCGACATGACCGTGGGCACGGAGATCCGCTCCATGCTCCGGCGGTACAGCGGAACCACCACTGCCCTGTTCCAGGGATTCGGAGCCAGCGCGGCCACCTTGGCGGCATCCGGCTGCAACGTTATCCAGAGCGAGCCCGGCGCGCTGCTGTGCTACCACAACCCGTCCGCGGGGGCACAGGGCGATTACCACGAGATGGAGCGCTCCGCGGAAGCCCTGCGGAACGCGCGGGACTGTATCCTGGAGATCTACACCGCCCGGAAGGGCTCCAAGAGCCGGGAGGATCTGATGGATCTGATGGAACGGGATGTATGGATCTCGCCCACCCAGGCGCTGGAGTACGGCCTTATCGATGAGGTCGTGGCCATGGACGGCGTGACGGAGCCGGGCGGCGATCCGGCGGCCTTCGTGGCCGCGTCGGACAGCCGGTATCTCCTGACGGCCACTATGCGGCAGAAATACCGGGACCATCTGGCGGCAGACCGTGAGGCGGCCGCCAAGGAAGATAAGGCAAAGCGCGCCCTGGCTCGTATCAGGTCGCTTGCAAATTATTAACTGTGACGAAAGGTAGGTAACAACATGGATTTCATGGAGAAAATCACGGAGCTGCGGGCGCAGAAATCCCAGCTGGTGGACCAGGCGGAGGGCCTGGTGAAGGACGGAAAGTTTGACGAGGCGGACAAGATCTCCGACCAGATGGCGGATCTCAATAAGCAGATCGCCACCGCCGAGAAGCTGCTGGACGAAAGCCGCAAGAACGCGGCCCCCACCAATGGCGTGTACGACGGCGTTCTGCACGACGGAAAGGGCGGTAAGCTCCAGGACGGAAAGCAGGACGAGGTGAAGCCCTTTGCCACCCTGGGCGAGCAGCTGAAGGCCATCTATGACCTGCGGAAGGGCCTGACCAAGGATGAACGCCTGGAGAAGGTGAACAACGCCGCAGGCGTTACCGGCACAAACGGCCCCGATGGCGGCTTTGTGCTGCAGACGGACTTCGCCGGTCAGATTCTGGAGAGTGCCGTACAGGCCAGCCCTCTGCTGAACCGTCTGGACCGCTACACCTGCAGCAACGCCGCCAACGCCATGCGCTGGATCAGCGCGGACGAGACGGACGTCTCTTCCAGCGTGTTCGGCGGCGTGCAGATGTACTGGGCCGCTGAGGGCGCCACCGTAGCCGCCAGCAAGCCCCAGTTCCGGGAGATGAAGCTGGACCTGGAGAAGATGATGGGCTTTGCCTACTGCACCGACGAGATGCTGCAGGACGCCGCGTTTATGACCGGCTTCATCGGCAATGCCTTCGTGCTGGCGGCAGACCGCCTGCTGACCGAGAGCGTCATCTCCGGCGACGGTGTAGGCAAGCCTCTGGGCCTGCTGAATTCCGGTGCCATGCTCACCGTGAACAAGGAAGCCAATCAGGCCGCCGGCACCTTCCTGGGTGCCAACGCCATCAAGATGCAGGCCCGCTGCATGCCCCGCAACCGTGACCGCCTGGTATGGCTGATGCATCCCGATGTGGAAGAGCAGCTGCCCTATCTGGCCATCCAGAGCGGCGAGGCCGCCAAGTTCCTGTGGAACCCCGAAGGCGGCCTGGGCAACTTTGATACCCAGCGCGTGCTGAACAAGCCCGTCCTGTTTGAGGACAGCTGCTCCGCTCTGGGCACCAAGGGCGACGTCATGCTGGTGGACCCCATGCAGTACATTCTGCTGACCAAGGGTACCGCCAAGCAGGACTGGTCCATCCACGTGGAATTCCTGACCGACCAGAACTGCTTCCGCATGGTGTACCGCTGCAACGGCGCGCCCAAGATCAGCAAGCCCCTCACCATCAAAAACAGCACCAAGACCCGCAGTGCGTTCGTCACGCTGGCGGGCCGGGCGTAAGGAGGCAGCACAATGAACAGAATCTGTGAGGAACTGAAGCACCAGGTGGTCCTTCCCCCCAGCGCCGTGACCACCGCAACGCTGACGACCACGGCTTTCGTGGACTGCAGCAATGTACCTGAGGTGGAGTTCCTGGTCTCCACCGGTGCCCTGGCCAGCGGCAAGAAACTGACCGTTGGTATCTACACCTCCGCAGTGGCCGCCGGCACCAGTGCCGTAAAGGTCAGCGAGGTCGTATTCACCGCAGACGGCGCCCTGAACTCCGCTCTGGTGGCAGCCAGCTACGAGGTCAAGGCCACCGGCGGCCGCTACGTGGGCATCAAGTTTAAGCACGACGCCGGCGCGGATGTGATCTGCGCTGTGACCGCTTCCGCCCGGAGCCGCGAGATCCCCGCCGAGAGCGGATGGTCCGTGAAGGCTTAAGCGATGGCAGACCTGTCTGATGAGAGGCGAAAGAGCCTACTTGCCTACTGCCGCATCGATGTGGAGGAAGATGGAGAGTCCGCCTTGCTCCAGACGCTCTATGACGCCGCGGTGGCCTACATGGCCACTGCCGGAGTCAGCGAGCCGGAAGCAAAGACGGACCGCCGGGCGCAGTACGACCTGTGCGTCAACGCCCTGGTGCTGGACGCCTATGACCGCCGGGATAAGACCATCACCGGCACCATCGTGGCCAGCAATCCAGCCTTTGGCGGGATGCTGGTACAGCTGCAGGTCACAGAACCGCAGGTGTAACGTGCCCGAATCGGGCACATGACAAAATGCCGCCCCGGTCAATCAACCGGGGCGGCATTGGGGGAAGATTATCGGATATCCAGTTTTTCCAGGAGCGCCTGCTCCAGCACTTTGGACAGGTCCAGACTGTGCTGAAATGCAAGCGTGTTCAACCATCCGGGGAGTTCAACCTCCACGGAGACCCGGGCGGTATCAGTCTCCATGGCGTTCACCGCTGCGGAGCGGGACCGTATTCGCGGGCCATGGCGTCCCGGGTCACGATCCATTGCTTGCCGAACTTCTGAACATCCACGCCCTCCACCAGCTTTTTGTATTGCACAGCCTTGCGGAGCGTGCTCTCGCTGAGCCCCCACTCCTCTGTGGCATCCCCGAAGGAAAGCAGGCTGTCGAATGGTGATGCCGTCGGCTGGCCGTTGGTCCAAAGCTCCTCGCCGTCCAGATCCAAGTCATCATTCCAGGAGATGCCGTAGCCGCCGGGGTCCGTTCGGACCTGCTGAAAGAGTCCAGGAACCTCCCGAAGCGGAGCGAATACCGGGTAGCTAACAAACAGCGGCTTCATGTCGTAGGTCTTGGAGAGACCTTCGGCAAAGGACACCAGCAGTCGATATTCCGGCAGCGGTGCCACGGATTTGATTTTATGAAACATGGTGCATCCTCCTTTCACGGCGGAGCGCCGCGCCCCGCTTATTCCAGCGGGGGCAGCGTCCGGAAGTTCTGTGTGTTCCAGATGTCCAGCAGGTCCGGCTGGTATCTGCCGGCCCATTCCCGGATCATGCTGAGACCTTTATTGGGGAGGTCTCCTTCGATCATTTCCAGCGTCTGAATGTCGATGACGCCATTGTAGTCTCCGTAGACCACGTGGAAGTGCGGCGGATTGTGTTCCTTGCCCAACAGGTACATCTTGACGGTCATGCCGTAGAAGCGAGCAATTACTGGCATTTTCATTTCCCCTTTCTGTAATTATAATATCACGATACCGTGAAAATGTCAAGAGGAAAAGGAGAAAAATTATGGCGAGTATCACGGGGAGCGACCTGCGGTGCCGGGTGGAGGTGCTGCGGCGGACAGCGGTCACCAACGCACTGGACGAAACCGACTACACCTACGCGCCAGAGCGGAAGGTCTGGGCCAGAATCGTGCCCACATCCGGCTCCCGGAAGGATGTGGAGGGCGGCGTGGAACAGGTGGAGGTGACCCACCGCTTCACGGTCCGCCGTGGCTCGATCCCGACCATGACCACAGACCTGCGGCTTCGGTTCCGGGGCCAGGACTACCAGGTGGTGTCCTTTTATCCCAATTATCGGGACGGAGGATTTGTGGATCTCTTTGTAAAGCTGGTGGTGGAAGATGGCATCAAAAGTTTTTGATGTATCCGAGTTGGAGGACTTCGCCCGGCAGATGGGGAAGAACGCCGATAAGTTTCGGAAACAGCAAAAGCCCTTTCTGCGGAAAGAAGGCAATAAGCTGAAAACCAAAACAGTCCGGGGTGCCAAAGTTCTGGGCAAGAAGACCGGCAACTATCTCAAATCCATCAAGCGGGGCAAGGTTTACGAGTACGACGGTGCCCAGGCGGTGCGCGTCTACTCCACCGCGCCCCACGCGCATCTGATTGAGGAGGGCCATCGGATGGTGCTCCATGACGGAACAGAAGTCGGCTTTGTGCCGGGACACCACGTGTTTGAGGTCGCAGCCAAGGGCTTTGAACCACAGTACCTGGAGGATGTGGATAATATGCTGGATGAGGCGGTGAAGCTATGATCTCTCTGCAGGCAATCAACAAAGCAATCTGTACGCTTTACCAGCAGGCGCTGGATGCGGCCTGGACCGGTGCGAAACTGGTTGCCGAGGACGTGCGGGCCCCCATTGTCCGCCCCAGCGGCAAGGTGGAGCTGGAGGACGGGAGCCACGCCAGGCTCTTTCACAGCGGACAGGAGCGGACCGTCACCTTCCGGCTGTACTACTTCGCCAGCGACGGAAAGCGCCCAAAGCTGGAAAATCTGGCGGTGCGGTCCGCCGTGGGCGACGCGTTTCTGGACGGCGTCACCGTGGACGGCACGTATCTGGGCATTGACGAGGGCGTGTCCTTCACGGTGACCGACGGCGTGCTGGTGGGGACGCTGGACCTGACCATTGACGAGGAGGTCCCGGAGGCCGAAGGCGAGCCGATGGAGACCCTGGAATATGATACGGAGGTAAACTGACATGGCAGTAACTTTGCCGAAAATCAACATTACATTCAAGCAGCTGGCGACGTCCTTCATCCAGCGCTCGGAGCGCGGCATCGTGTGCCTGGTGGTCCGGGACGCGACGGCCGGCAGCGGCGGGAGCTTCTTCCAGTACGGAGACGCCACCCAGGTGCCCGATGGCGAGTTCACGGCCGCCAACCGCCAGTACATTCTGGACGCCCTGAGCTACGGCCCCCTGCGGGTGAGCGTGGCGAAGGTGGCGGCCAATGGCACCTTGGCGGATGCTCTGGCCATTCTGGTGCAGTACGAGAAGACCGGCTGGATCACCGTGGCCGACGGCACCGCCGAAGACTGGACGGCACTGGTGAGCTGGATCAAGGCCCGGGAGAAGGAGCAGAAGAGCTGGAAGGCGGTCTGCTACAACACCGCGGCTCCGGACTGCATGCACGTGGTGAACCTGTTCAACGAAAAGGTCACCTTTGCGGACAGCCGGGGGCAAGTCACCGGCGAGGCGTTCACGCCGTCCCTGGCGGGCCTGCTGGCCGCGTGCAACGTGGACCGCGGCGCTACCAACAAGCTGTGCCCGAATCTGGCACAGGTCACCGTTCCGGACAGCCCCGACACGGTGGTTGGCAGCGGCAAGTTCCTGCTGGTCAACGATGACGATGAGGTCCGTGTGGGCGTGGACGTCAACTCTCTGGCGACCACCAACGGCTCCACGTTGACGGAGGACATGAAGTACATCGAGACGGTGGAGGCCATGGACCTGATCCGGGACGACATCTCCAAGGTCTTCCGGGATGAGTACATGGGCCAGTACCGCAACAGCCAGACCAATCAGATGCTGTTCATCTCCGCCATCCGGTACTACTTCGACGGTCTGGAGGACAGCAACATCCTGAACCCGGATTACAACAACACCGCCGACATCAATGTGACTGCCCAGCGCAACGCCTGGATGGGCACCGGCAAGGCGGAGGCCGCCGACTGGGACGATGCCACCGTGCGGGCCACGCCCTTCAAGCGGACGGTCTATCTGGCGGGCGACATTCAGATCCTGGGCTCCATGGCGAACCTGGAGTTCGTGGTGAGCCTGGTCTAACGAAGGAGGAGCCATATGAGCAAACAGCAAAAGGTACTGCACGGCTCGTGCAGCGAGGTTTATATCAACGGCCAGCGAGATGTGCTGGCCACCAAGATCGAGGTGAAGGTCACCGGCGACTTCGAGGACGGCGCGTTCTGCGGAGAATACGGCACCTTCCCCATCTACAACGGCTACTCCATCGAGGGGACCCTGACGGACAAGAAGCAGGACAGCGCCCTGGAAGTTGCCATTGCCGAAGGCTTTGAGAGCGGCGTGATGCCGGACATCGTGCTGATCACCGCCCTGACCCAGCCCTCCACCAAGAAGGTGGAGCGGTGGAGCATCTCCGGCGTGGTGTTCACGGAGGTGGCCCTGGCTAACATCGAAGCTAAAAAGTCCGTGGACCGGGAGCTTCCGTTCAAGGCTGAGAAGTATAAGAACCTGGAGGCGATCGAATGAGCCGGAAGATCTCTTTTGACGAGCTGGTGGCCAAGCGCGAGCAGCGGGAGGCCGACAAGCTGAAGGTGGGGATGCTGGCCATCCCCGGAAGCGAGACCGCCCTGGAAGCCCGGATGCCGCCCAAGGCGGTGGTGATGGAGCTGTATACAGAGTTGAACGAAGCCCAAGACGCCAAGGCGGCGCTGACCTGCGGCAACCACGCCTTATATACCTGCTGCCCCCAGCTGCAGGACCGGACGCTCCAGAAGGAGCTGGGCGTGGATGAGGACCCCATGGCCATCGTGGACGCGCTGTTTACCGTGTCCGAACAGGACACGCTGGGTGGGCGGGCGCTGCAGTTTTTGGGACTGCTTCCTCCCGAAAAGCCCAAGGAGGACGGCAAGGGCCAACCTAAGGACCAGCCGCTTGAAACGGTAAAAAACTGATTGCCCGCGACCCTGTGCTGGGGCTATGCGCCTTTTACGCCGCCCGGGGCGTCCCTCTGGACGTTCTGGCGGCGGCCACCCCGGTGGAGCGCGGCTTCCTTGCGGGGGCGCGGGCTTTGTACTATGACGAGCAGGTGGCCGTGATCCAAACGGCCATCGCGGGACTGTTCCCGGAAGGAGGCGGGTCGCATGGCGAATAAGGTAATCAACACGATCCTGAACCTGCGGGACAACATGTCCGGTGGGCTCATCAAGGCCGCCAGGAACACCAAGGGCGTTTCCAAGGAGATGGTCAGCGCCACTCGAAGCGTGGTGCAGTTTAAAAATAAGGCGGTCTCCTCGGTGACCAGCGCGGCCAAGAGCTTTGTGAAGCTGGGTGCCGCGGCGGGCGGCGCGGTGGCGGCTCTGGCAGCTAAGACCGGCTTTTCCGAGGCCATGGATCTGGAGGGCTACCGGCTGCAGCTGGAAACGGCCACCAAGGACACGCAGAAGGCGTCGGACATCATGTCCTACGCCGTGGCTCTGGCCAACAAGACGCCCTTTGAGGGCGGCGAACTGGTGGAGGGCGCGTCCAAATTCGAGGCCATGGGCATGGCGGCCAAGAAGTGGCTGCCTCTGGCCGGTGACATGGCGGCCGCTACCAACAAAGATTTCGACCAGGCAACCGAGGCCCTCATCGACGCCCAGAACGGCGAGCTGGAGCGGCTAAAGGAGTTTGGCATCACAAAGGCCAAGATCCTGGAGCAGGGCGAGAAGATGTTTGCCGGCGTCCAGCTGGTGAACGGACAGGGCCAGATCACCAACCAGGAGAAATTCAACGAGGCCATGATCGCCCTGATGCAGGACCGCTTCGCCGGCGGCATGGAGAAGCAGGCCACCACCATGAAGGGCCTTTGGAGCACCGTCACCGGCGTCACCAAGTCGGCTCTGGCGAACATGGTGGGCATCACCTCGGACGGCAGCATCCGCAGCGGCTCCGCTCTGGAGATGCTGAAGGGTAAGGTGGAGATGCTGGCTGGGAAGCTGCAGCAGTGGCAGCAGGACGGCACGCTGGACCGGCTGGCCCAGAAGCTGGACAAGGGGCTGGCCACCGCGGCCAAGGCCGTTGGCACGGCTTTCCAGTGGGTGCAGGACCACGGTGACACCATCAAGCGGTGGGTCGTTGGCCTGGGTGCCGCGCTGGGCATGGTGAAGATTGCCCAGTTTGCCAGCGGCGTGATCTCGGCAGTGAAGACCATCAAACTCTTCGCCACAGCAGCAGGAGCAATTCTGGCGGCCAATCCAGTGGTGCTCGCCATCGGTGCAGCCATTGCGGCCGGTGCTCTGCTGATCGCCAACTGGGACAAGGTGAAGTCCTGGGCGGCGAACATCCGGGACCAGTTTGCCGCCAGCTTCGGCGGCATCCGGGACAGCATCGTGGGCGCCTTTGAGACCGCCAGAGAGAAAGTTGCCGGATTCTTCTCCTGGATCGACGAGAAGATTGAAGGAATCCCACTCCTGGGCAAGGCTTACAAGGGTATCAAGAACTGGTGGAGCGGGCAAACCTCCGGCATTAACTGGGGCTTCGGCGGCCACGCCACCGGCACCAGCTACTTCCCCGGCGGCTGGACCCGCATCAACGAGCGGGGCGGCGAGATCGTCAACCTGCCCGGCGGTACCCAGATCATCCCTCACGACGTTTCCCGGCAGATGGTGAGCGGCCCCCGGATCTCCGTGCAGGTCATCGTCCAGGGCAACGTCATCGGCAACGATGCCTATGCGCAGCAGCTGGGCGACACTATCGTGGCCCGCATCCTGCGGGCGCTGCGCAATACGTGAGGAGGGCGCCATGTACCAGATCATCTTTTCCATCAACAACAACGAGGAGGTCATGGTCCTGCCGGCGGTGCCGCCGGACTTCGGCCCGGACATTCCACAGAACAACGGCACCTATGAGGGTCTGAGCCGTGACTACAACACCCTGGGTACCATGGGGCTCTGGGAACTGTCCATCTCCAGCTTCTTCCCTGTGGGACGGCGGTACAGCTTTATGCCGGCCGACGCCTCCACGGACGGATGGAGCTATGTGAGCTTCTTCGAGCGCAACCGGCCCCGGCGGCTTCCCTTCCGCATCATCGTGTTGGACAGCCAGGGTGTGTGCCGGCTGAACTGCGCCTGCAGCATCGACAACTTCTCCTAGCGGGTCAAGCGCAACGGCGACATCGCCTATGACATGACCGTCCGGGAGTACCGCTTCATTTCGGGGGTGAAGTAGCCATGGGCACACAGTATGTGGACGACCACCGCTTCCTGCTGTATCAGGGCAGCAGCGTCCGGGACATCACAGAGGCCGTCAGCTCTCCGGAGCTGCGGGACGAACTGGAAGCCCTGAGCGTGGAGGTGAGCTTCACGGCAGTGCGCAACGATAAAAAGGACCCCTACATGCACTGGTACGGCATCGCGCCGGGCAACAAGCTGCGGATCGTGAACCACGGGACGGAGGTCTTCTCCGGCGTGATCCTGACGGTGGGTCTGGACGGCAGCATCACCGCCAACGACCCCGGCTGGTACCTGACCAAGAGCCAGATCGTGCTGCAGCTGGACGGTGCGGCGGCCCCGGACGCCGTGGCGCGGATGTGCGCCAAGGCGGGTATCGCCGTTGGGACCGTTTCCCTGCCGCCCACCCGCATCTCCAAGGTCTGGGTGGGAGCCACGCCGGAGAGCGTCTTGGAGGACATCTTGGACATCTGCTCCGCCGAGACGGGACTGACGTACCGGCGGCGGGTGCGATCCGGGAAGCTGTTCGTGGAGCCGCTGCCAACCGCGGCCATCACGGCATATCACAAGCCCGCGGACAATCTGCCTGCCTTCGATATCACTCTGGCGAAAGGCAGTCTCACAGGCAGCGACAGCATGGTGGACCAGATCAACAGCGTGGTGCTGACGGAGGAGTCCGGCAGTTCCGCCCGTGTTCTGGGGCGAGCCTCCAACGCGGCCAGCATTGCCCAGTACGGCCTTCTGCAGCAGGTGGAAAGCCTCTCCGGAGACGAAACCACCGCCCAGGCCCACCAGCGTGTGAAGACGCTGCTGGACCAACAGGACCGGCTGAGCCGGGAGCGAACCGTAGAGAACATTTTCGGGTGCGACGAGGTGACTAGCGGCGTTCTGCTGAACTTTATCCCAAACCGCTACGACATGTCCGGCCCCATGCGGGTGACCGGCGTAACCCATCGGTACGGCACCACCCACATGATGACGCTGACGGTGAGCACGCAGATGCCAAGAGCCGCCGGCAGCGGAGATACTATCACGGTATAAGGAGGGACCTATGTCACCTGATTACGAGCTGGCCCAGGAATTGAAACGTCTGGGCAGTGACAGCGGCCGCGGGGAACTGCAGGGAAATCTGGAGGGGACGGTGGTCTCTGGCAATCCCCTGAAGATCTCCCTGTACGGAGGGGAGATCATGGCCCCTCCCCTGCCGCTGAAGACACTGTTCTGCGCCCAGGGATTTTACCGGGATAAGGACAATAGCCATCTGTATCTGGAAGAGTGGAGAGCGGGCGACAAGGTGGCCTGCTGTATGCTCGGCAACACGCTGGTGGTACTTGGCCGTCTGGCAGATCCGGGCGAACAGATGAAGGTGAGGTAAAAATATGGCCATGTTTCCAATCATCCCGGAGGATATCCCCGCTCAGACGGCGGAGGACATCGGCCGGGTACCGGCTTTTGACAGCACCTCCTGCCGTTTCCTGCTGCAGGACGGCGCTCTGGTGGAGCGCAGCGGCCGGGCGGCTGTGCGGCAGTGGTTTGACCTGATGCTCCGCCAGCAGGTGGACAAGATCCCCATCTACCGCACAGAGGGGCAGACAAAGCTGGGGGTAGACCGGGAGATGCTTGGCAGCAAGCTTCCCTCCGGCCTCATCACGGCAGAGATCGAGCGCAACGTGCGGGAGACCGCATCCTTCTGCCCGGCGGTCCGGGCCATCCAGGATCTGACCGTTACCCGGCGGGGACGGGCCTGCCGGGTGGAATTCACCGCCGTGCTGTACAACGACGAGACTGTGGAGGTGACGACGAATGTCTGAGACACTTACTACCATGTTGGCCGCCATGCCGGACGGCTATCAAAAGACGGTGGGCTTCCCCACCTACGACCTGCTGGCTGCGGCTTCCATCCCCATGGAGGAGCTGGCAGAGGAGTTGGCCAGAACCCGGGAGATGCTGGACCCCTCCACACTGACGGGTACCGACCTGGACAACTATATCAAATCCAGATCCGGGCTGGTACGGAATCCCGCGACCTGCGCCTCCGGCGTGCTGCAGGTGACGGGCACCGGCACCATCACGGCTGGAGATCTCTTTGAGTCCGGCGGCGGCATCCAGTTTGCCGCCACGGAGGCGGTGGAGATCCAGGGCAGCGGTCAGGTGGCCGTCCGTTGCACCCAGGCGGGCGCAGCTGGAAACCTGCCCGCCGGCAGCGTAACGCTGATGCCGGTCCAAATCGCCGGTATCGTGAATGTGTCCAATTCGGGCACAATGACCGGCGGCTACGACGCGGAAACGGACGCGGCCTACTTTGAGCGTTACCTGCTCCGCCTGCAGACGCCGCCCACCAGCGGTAACCAGTATCACTACCGCAGCTGGGCGCTGGAGGTCTCCGGCGTGGGCGGCGTGCAGATCTACCCGCTTGGCCATGGTGACAACACCGTGGACGTGGTGATCATCGATGCAGACGGCGAACCGGCGGACACGGAGCTGGTGGGCCGGGTCCAGGCGCACATCGACCCCGGCAGTCAGGGCCTTGGCGAAGGAGAAGCTCCCATCGGGGCATATTGCTACGTCAGCGGCGCTGAGGGCGTTTCTGTGGACCTGGCGCTGACGGTGACGGCTCTACCCGGGGCGGTACAGTCGGAGGTCACAGCGGCCATCCAGGCGGCCGTGGCGGCCTATCTTAAGAGCGTTGCCTTCCGGCAGGACTACGTGAGCTATGCGCAGATTGCCGCAGCGATCCTGGGTGCCGAGGGCGTGGAGGACTTCGCGGACCTGAAGGTCAACAATGGGACGGCCAACGTGGCCATTGCCGCAAGGCAGGTGGCTGTGCTGGGGACTGTGACGGTGAGCTATGCAGCTGGTACGTAACCTGCCCCAGCAGTACCGGGAGGACCCGTGGGTACTGGCTCTGGCTGACGCCATTCTGGGCGTGCTGGAGGATCAGGACGCCCAGTCCGTGAGTATCCGGGAGCAGCTGAGCCTGGACACCATCACCTGGGCGCTGGAGATCGAGGAGGCCCTGGCGGGCATCGTCCCTCCGGCAGATGCGACGCTGGAGAACCGGCGGAGCACACTGAAGGCCAAGCTGCGCAGCAGCGGCAAGGTCACCATTGAGCTGATCCAGGCGGTGTGTGACGCGTGGAAAAACGGCGAGGTGGTGGTCAGCTTCACCGGCGGCAAGATCCGGCTTCAGTTCGTGGGCGCCTACGGTGTCCCGGCGGATCTGGATGCGCTCAAGGCAGCCGTCCGCCTCGTCATTCCCGCACATCTGGCGGCGGAGTATGCTATCAAGTACCTGCTGATCCGGGACATCCATGAGGTCATGACCATCAGCACGCTGGAAACCCAGCCGCTGGGCATTTTCGCGTTTTAGGAGGTAGTCTTATGAGTACGACAACTGACAAACTGGCGCTGTTTAAGTATGATCCAAGCACCGACGGCGCCCAGACCTTTAATATTCAAAAGGCCTTGAATGAAAACTGGGATAAGCTCGACGACGCGGTAAAAGAGATCCTTATAACTTTGGCTAACAAGGCT